GAAATAGAACAACCATCAAATACTCTGTATTCAAAACCTCTTTTAAATGCTCACACTTAATTAGTAGAATATATCGAATATTATTAGGAGAGGAAGATATACCTACATCAGAAAAGAGTGTGTTTTTTAATAACAAGTCATACACCGATAAGGTCATGAATAAGTCTATCGATGATATGATAAAAGACAATGAACGATGATAGGAAAATTTGTAAATGGCTTATTCGGCAAAATAGTAGATAATGCAGAAGGTATACTTGACAAAGTTGTTACGACAGACAAGGAGCGCGATGAGGCGAAGCTCGCTCTTAGACGCTTACTACTCGAAGCCGAAACTGAAGCTTTCAAAAAAGAAGTCGAAGACAGAAAGAGCGCACGTGATATGTATAAAGACGATGCACTTATTCAAAAGATACTTGCGACTTTATTTACAGCAGCGTACTTCGGATTAAGTTTCATGATGTTTAGATTCTTCGTTACTGGAGATATCGAAATGGGTGAATTTGAAATAAGTTTTGTTTCAACTATATTCGGAGCTATGAGTGCTAAAGTTAACACGGTGGTCGATTTCTTTTTCGGCGGATCGTCAAAAAAGAATGAACAACAAAATAATAATAAATAATTATGAATTCACAAGAAGTATCATATCAATTCGGGCAACTAGGTAGTGCTCATATAACGGCAGCCACTAACACGGTTACACCACCTAATGGAATGGTTATCGTTGCTATTCAATTTTTAGAAGACAATAAATTAGATGTGTTAACTCCAGATGACAATACGTCTGTAAAATATGGAACAAATGCTATAAACAATAAGGCATTTGCGGGTATAGGCGCTAAAGCTAACGATAATGGTAATAGTATAGCAATAGACACTGCGGTAGAATTTCCAAAAGGAGTAACTATATACGGTAGGTGGACAGAGTTTTCATTAGCTACTAGTACTAACCATGGTGTAATATTATATTTCGGAGTATAATGGCATTAGGATTAGGATCAGGATTATCTTTTAGTACTAGGTGTGTTCCTTGTGGTGGTAGTGGTATGCGCGGTATTTATGACCAAACTCAAACAAATCAATCAGGATTTCAATTTACAGATATATTTGCAGGTGTAACAAAACATACAGATGATGAGATAAAATTAGTAATGGAAATAAAACTGACTCCACCAGCAAAATGGGACGACGACTCAGATTTTGACCCTGTTTATACTAGGTTCGAGCACGCTAATAATGGTGCAAATGGTTATAGTTCTAACACTATACACCTTAAGAAACAAGATGGTAGTGCTTTTGGAGGAACAGAAGGTTTAAGAGAATACACTTTTACTGTACCTAAAGCTGATCACGACGGTAGCTATGGAGACACGTGGAGAATTTTTTGGGGTCCAGGTGGTGATACACCAGAGGCTGCAGCTGCTTTCTTTATAAGAAACATGAGCATATATGTAACATCTGATGGTGGTACTCTTGGTGATAAGTTTTCTAAGACATGGAATTTTAAAAAATGTAAAGATGACGGCACTCACAATAGCAGTACTGATACCGATATGGTTGCTATTACTGTAGCTAAAGACGGTATAGAACCGTGGTCAATCGACCAGGGCACACTAACATTAACTAAAGGCTGGATGTTAGATGATTGGACCGACGGTTATAATTAAATAAAATAATATATTATGCCAATAAATTCAACAGAAGTATCATATGGTTTTGGACAACTAGGTAGTATTTATAGTACCTCAGGTAGTGACGAAATAAAACCACCAACAGGAAAAGTATTTGTTGCTATATCATTTTTAACTAATACAACATTTGATGACTCAACTGGATTGATAGCTGAGCAAAGAACTAACAAAACAACTGGCGGCGTGCAAGTCACTAACAATGTTTATATTGGCACTAATGCTGCGGCTAATGATTTAGACAATGCAACAATAGATGAGGGTAGTGGTGGAAAAGTAATAGTTGGTAGCACATCTAGTGGATCTGTCACGTTTCCAAAGGGTATGACAATATATGGTCGATGGACTGAGATAGATATTTATCAAGGCGAGATCATAGCATATATAGGGCACTAATGTTAGGTTCGTTCATGGGATTACCCTACGAGGATTTATTAGGGTTTGAAGAGGCACCACTAAATATAGATGAGTGGTCACTACTAGAGATAGGTATAGATCTCCCAACGTTGACAGTTAACAATCTAGTTGCTTGGTGGGATTTTACAGATACTTCAACCTTGTGGAAAAGACCATTTGGTAGAACTGGAGATTGGTTTACATCAACACCTCTCCACCCATCACAAGGGTATCTGCATAACACAGGGGGCTTTGATTATCTTGATGTTAATGCAAATGGAGATATAATAGGTAGAGTTGATAACAAAGCTTATTGGTTACAAAACTCAGGGGGAGCATCTTATGATACTGGAGCGTTAGGAGCTTTTTTAAGCGGTACTGTTAGTGCTAACTCAAGTACAGCTTTTTATAAAACAGGTGGTCAAAACGGACATTCGTACGTATCATTTAATGGTAATGGAAAATTAGCTTGTGGCTTAGCTGGACTAGGTAACACTGGAACAGGACCTCAAAGTAAAGCAGAGCCGCTACATGGTTACTACGCTAACAGAACTTACAATCCAGGACAAGAAGACACTGGATGGAAAGTAGCACATAATCCTCCACCAACTAGTTTTAATCAACATTTGTTATCAAACAGGGTGACGATGTTTTTTGTGGTTAAAGCATCTTCAGATCCTATAGCTGGTAGAGGTAGAAGAGTTATATCAATAATAAGCGAAGATGGTCAACCTGGTTCAAATGCCACTCAATCAATAAATTTTGAGTATTGGAGGCCAGCTGATGGAAGTGATCCATATTATAGATGTAGACTTAATGATGGTTTTGTGTGTACACAGACAAGTGGTACAACATATGAGATAACAGATGCTGGTAATAATTATTATGTGAACTCTGGAATAACAGGCACAGACACTAATGTTGGATTATGGACGTTAGTATTAAATGGTCAAAACGCATCAATGCTTTATAAAAACGGGGACACTAGTAATGGTAACTTAACAGAATCCTCATCTGATGTTGCTTCTAATCAATTAGGTTGGGTTATGTCATGGGGAGTTGAAGATGCTTCTGATGCTCAGAAAGCTAGTAGAGTAGTGATAGGTAATAGATATATGAGTAGAGGTACTAGTAGTGATGGTATACCTCCTCAAAATAACAACAGCAACTGCACGACATGCGAAGATTGGTTGTGTAGTGAAGGACAAAATTGGGGATTTGGATCAGCTAACCCAACAACAAGTAGTGATCAAATATACGAGATATTAATATATAGGGACGCACTAAATAATGATGAAAGATCTCAGATAGAAACATACTTGAAAACCAAGTATAATTTATAACTTAAATAAAATTAAATAAAATGGCAAAAAAAGAAAATTTCAAAGACGCAGTAGAAGAAAAAGAAATCGAATTAAAGGTTAAAGCTGAAAAAGTTTCAGAAGAACACTTAAAGCAAATGCAGCAAACAGTTAATGCTGTTAATCAATTGCAGTTTAATATTGGTAAAATAGAACACCAAAAGCATACATTGTTACATAATTTATCTGTAACTCAAGATAGAATATCTGTGCTACAAGATACCTTACAAAAGGAATACGGTACTTATGATGTTAACCTTGAAGACGGTACTATCAATTGGCCTGAAGAAAAGGAGGATGAAAAGTAATATCATCAGAAAAATCACTATAGGTAAAGATTACAAGAATGACTCCATGCACTACGCTGTTAATCAGGAAGTGTATGGTGGTCATAAGATTTGCGATATAATAGAAGAAGAAGATAAGTATTGTATTTATATCAGAAAAGAAAAAGTAGTTATACCTTGGAAAGATTTTAATAAAAACATGGCTATATCAGTAGAGTATAATTTAGAATACTAATGAAAGCTTATAAGGATTTTATAGTATCACCAATAGGCCAGAGATATAATAACTCCAAGAAGATTGGTGAAAAAGAACTTATACTTAATACTGAAGTTTACAACCATCAGCACGTAAATAGATTAGCAATAGTAATCGCTACTCCATTATTATTTTCATCACCTATTAAAGTGGGTGATGAAGTAATAGTGCATCACAATGTGTTTAGAAGATGGCATGATGTTAAAGGTAGAGAAAGAAATAGTAGATCTTATTTTGAAGAAGATAAATATTTAGTATCTGAAGATCAAATATATTTATATAAAAAAGAAGAATGGAAACCTATACCTGGTTACACTTTAATTAAACCGATAGAGTCAAACAATAAATTTTGTTTTAATAAAGAGCAAGAGTTGGTTGGTGTAGTTAAATATAGTGATGGTGAATTTAAAGTTAATGAACTAGTTGGTTTTATGCCAAGAATAAAGTGTGAAGACTTTGTAAACGGAGAGAGATTATATAGGGTTAAAAACAATTTTATTACAATTAAATATGAATATCAAGGAGACGAAAAAGAATATAATCCAAGCTGGTCACAAGGCGGTTGAAGAATTAATAAAGGTAGCAAGAGAAGAAATAGTTGATTCAGACGAAGATATATCAGCAGATAGATTAAAGAACGCTGCAGCGACTAAAAAGTTAGCTATATTTGATGCGTTTGAAATATTAAATAGAATCCACGAGGAGGAGAATATGCTTGAAGGCAAGCCTATAGAAGAAGAGAAGAAGAGCACGTTTAAAGGGTTTGCAGAAGGAAGATCTAAATAATGTATCAACAAACATTATATAAGGTTGTAGAACCCGTAAAATTAAATACTATTAAAAGACTTAACAAGTCTAAGAAGTGGGAATACGGTTATAATAAAGAAAATGATATTGTTGTTATTAGTAGAAGTGGACAAATTGGTGAGATACTTGAAATCCAAGGTTTTAAAATAGCATTACCAAAGCAACCTAAAGAAGTTTATTCTCGTAGTAAAAATAAATCAGAACAAAAGTGGAAACAGTTTCCTCCAAATCCTGATTTTAAAAGAATTAAAACGGTATTTGACTGGCAAGAGTATCCAGATGATTTTAAAGAAAAACATTACGGGTACATAGATGAAGAGTTTAAGAGAAGAGATGAGGGTTTTTGGTTTGCAAATAACGGTAAATCTACTTATATAACAGGTACACATTATATGTACTTGCAGTGGAGTAAGATTGATGTTGGTGCTCCAGATTTTAGAGAGGCAAATAGATTGTTTTTTATATTTTGGGAAGCTTGTAAGGCGGATAAAAGAAGTTATGGGATGTGCTATTTAAAAAATAGACGTTCTGGTTTCTCTTTTATGAGTTCAGCTGAAACTGTTAATTTGGCAACTATATCAAGTGATAGTAGATATGGGATATTATCTAAAACCGGTGCTGATGCAAAAAAGATGTTTACAGACAAAGTAGTACCAATTAGTATTAATTATCCATTTTTCTTTAAACCGATACAGGACGGTATGGACCGACCAAAGTCCGAGCTCGCTTACAGGGTACCTGCTAAAAAGTTTACTCGTAGAAAAATGAGGGAACGTGAGGAACAAGATGACATGGAAGGTCTTGATACAACTATTGACTGGAAAAATACAGGTGATAATAGTTATGATGGTGAAAAGTTAGCTTTATTAGTGCACGACGAGAGTGGTAAATGGGAGAGACCTGATAATATAAAAAACAACTGGAGAGTTACAAAAACTTGTTTGCGATTAGGTAGTAGAGTTATAGGTAAGTGTATGATGGGATCAACGTCCAACGCATTAGATAAAGGAGGTGATAATTTTAAAAACTTATATTACAATTCAGATGTTACAAGACGAAACAGAAATGGACAAACTAAGTCGGGATTATATTCTTTGTTTATTCCTATGGAGTGGAATTACGAAGGATTCATTGATGAATTCGGACAACCTGTTTTCAATACTCCAAAAAAACAAACATTTGATCCACACGGAGTAGAGATAGATTATGGTGTTGTAGATCACTGGGATAATGAAGCTGATGGTTTAAAAGACGATCAAGATGCTTTAAATGAATTTTATCGTCAGTTCCCTAGAACAGAGGAGCACGCATTTAGAGATGAGACTGGAAACAGTTTGTTTAATTTAGTTAAAATATATGAACAAATAGATTTTAATGAAGGAAACAGAAATTCTTCGGTATTAACTCCGGGTAACTTTCAATGGACACAAGGTGTTAAAGACACACAGGTAACTTTTAACCCAGATCCTAATGGTAGATTTAAAGTAAGTTGGGTTCCAAGTAGTAAATTACAAAATAACGTTATATTAAAAAATGGCGTAAAATATCCAGGCAATGAACATATGGGAGCATTTGGTTGTGACTCATATGATATATCAGGAACAGTAGATGGAACAGGATCAAAAGGAGCTTTGCATGGATTAACTAAGTTCTCTATGGAAGACGCTCCAGCCAACACGTTCTTTTTAGAATATATAGCAAGACCACAAACAGCTGAAATATTTTTTGAAGATGTTTTAATGGCATTAGTGTTTTATGGAATGCCAATACTTGCAGAGAACAATAAACCTAGACTTTTATATTATCTTAAAAGGAGAGGATATAGAGGCTTTAGTATGAATAGACCAGATAAAATTTGGAACAAACTATCAGTTGCGGAAAAGGAGGTTGGCGGGATACCAAACTCAAGTGAAGACATAAAACAAGCTCATGCCGCCGCAATTGAGATGTATATAAACGACCACGTTGGTTTGTTAGAAGAAGGCACTTATGGTAATGTTTATTTTAATGAAACTTTAAATGATTGGTCTAAATTTGACATAACGAAGAGAACAAAACATGACGCCTCAATAAGTTCTGGTTTAGCAATAATGGCTTGTAATAGACATTTATATAGACCAACACGAGATAGAGATGTAACACCATTAAACCTTAATATATCAAAGTATAATAATAAAGGATTTCAATCAACAATAATAAAGAATAAAGTATGACAGAGTCTGTTATAAATTTTCCATCACAAGCAGTTAGCGACTTAGAAAAATTAAGCGAAGAATATGGTTTAAAGGTTGCTAAAGCTATAAAGCAAGAGTGGTTCACTGGAAACACATCTAAATACACTGATAACTTAAATAACTTCCATAAGTTAAGATTGTACGCTAGAGGAGAACAAGATGTTCAAAAGTATAAAAATGAGTTATCAATAAATGGTGATTTATCATATCTAAACTTAGATTGGAAACCAGTTCCAATAGTACCTAAGTTTGTAGATATAGTTGTAAATGGAATGGCACAGAGAACTTTTGAAATAAACGCATTTTCACAAGATCAATACGGTGTTAGTAAGAGAACTGAGTATATGGAGTCTATACTTAGAGACATGAGATCCAAGGAGTTTACTGACATGGCAAAACAAAAATTCAATATAGATCTATATGAGAATGATGTCGATATGCTGCCGGACACAGAAGAGGAGCTTGCACTTCACATGCAACTTAACTACAAACAGTCAGTTGAGTTAGCTGAAGAGCAGGCTTTAAATGTTTTACTAGAAGCTAGTGATTATGACTTAATTAGAAGAAGATGCTTGTACGATTTAACAACAATAGGTATTGGTGCAACTAAAACGGTATTTGATTGGGCTGGAGGAGCTAAAGCTAAGTATGTTGATCCAGCTAATCTAGTTTACTCATATTCCGAATCACCTTATTTTGAGGATATATATTATGTTGGAGAAAGAAAAGAGATACCAATAAATGAATTAGTTAAAGAATTTCCCGAACTAACTGAATCTGATATAGAGTATATATCAAAAAATAATGGGAACACCAAGTATAATAAGTCTGGTTATAAAAATAATAACGACAAAAATAAAATAGAGGTTTTATATTTTAATTATAAAACTCATATGAACGACGTTTATAAGCTTAAGACATTAAAGAGTGGCGGTCAGAAAGTTATACAAAAAGATGACACATTTAATCCTCCTGTAGAAAACATGGATGGGGATTATAGTAAATTAGAGAGAGTTGTTGAAGTGTTGTATGAAGGTGTTTATATTATTAGTTGTGATAAATTACTTAGATGGAAAATGTGCGATAACATGATGCGTTCTGATTCTGATTTTAATTCAGTAAAAATGAACTATCAGATAGTTGCGCCTAGAATGTACAAAGGAAGAATCGAATCACTAGTTGGTAGAGTAACGGGTTTTGCGGACATGATTCAATTAACACATTTAAAGCTACAACAGGTTATGGCAAGAATGGTACCAGACGGTGTTTATCTTGATGTAGATGGTTTAGCAGAGGTTGACCTTGGTAATGGAACAAACTACAATCCACAAGAAGCTTTAAACATGTTTTTCCAAACTGGTTCTGTTATTGGTAGAAGTATGACTTCAGAAGGAGACATGAATCCAGGTAAAGTACCAATACAACAAATACAAAATGGTGCTGGTGGAAATAAAATACAAAGTCTTATTACTACATACAACTACTACATGCAAATGATAAGAGATACGACAGGGTTAAATGAAGCTAGAGATGGTAGTATGCCTGACGCTAACGCATTAGTCGGGGTACAGAAACTAGCCGCAGCTAATTCAAATACAGCTACTAGACATATACTACAGTCAATGTTGTATCTAACGGCGGAGGTAGCAGAGTGCTTATCTTTAAGAATAGCTGATATAGTAGAGTATTCTCCAACAAGAGATGCTTTTATACAAGCTATAGGTGCACATAATGTAGCAACATTAGAAGAATTAAAAGAATTACATCTTCATGATTTTGGTATATTTATAGAAATGTTGCCAGATGAAGAGGAAAAAGCTATTTTAGAAAATAATATACAGGTTGCTTTATCAAAAGATTCTATAGACTTAGATGATGCTATAGATTTAAGAGCCACTAGAAACGTTAAGTTAGCTAATCAACTTCTAAAAGTTAAAAGAAAAAAGAAACTAGAGAGGGATCAGCAAATGCAACAACAAAATATTCAAGCTCAAGCTCAGGCAAATCAACAACAGCAACAAGCAGCAGCTCAAGCGGAAATAGAAAAGAACAACGCTAAATCACAAGCTGATATGCAAATAGAACAAACTAAAAATCAACTCCAAACTCAATACTTACAAGCAGAGGTGCAGGGTAAAAAAGAATTAATGCAATTTGAGTTTGAATTAAATTCTAAGTTAAAACAGATGGAAAGAGAGAATAAGGTAGGTGATGAAAGAGTAAGAGAGGATAGAAAAGATCAAAGAGTTGATAGACAAGCCGCTCATCAAAAAAACATGATAGAGCAAAGAAAACAGGGTGATTCACTTAATAATTTTGAATCATCGGGTAATGATATAATTACAGGGAGTGCTGGATTTGAAGGTCCAAGTCTCTAATATTTAATATTTTATAAAATTTTATTATGACAGAAGAAAACGAAAACATAGTTGAGGAAGTATCTAATGATACACCTGAACAGGTTGAACAACCCACTGTTGAGCAACCAAGAAATGATTTAGGTCAATTCAAATCTAAATTTGAAAGTGCTGGAGATGACAGTATAGCAAAAGTTGATCTATCAAAACCACCTGTAGAAGAAGATAAAACTCTTCCAACAGAACCGGTTATTAAAGAAGAAACAAACGTAGTTGAGGAAGTTAAACCAGAGGCTCCAGTAGAAACTGTTACAGAAGAAACACCTGTTTTAGAGGAGATTACAGTTGGTGATTTAAAGGAAACTGAGACAGAGATAGTTGAAGAACAGATTGAAGAAGTTGTCGCGGAAGCTGAAGCAACTGGAAAGCCACTACCAGAAAATATACAGAAGTTGGTAGATTTCATGGAAGAAACTGGTGGTGATATAAAAGATTACGTAAACCTAAACAGAGATATAGAGTCAATGGATGACTCTGATGTACTAGATGAATACTATAGAGCAACAAAGCCTCATTTATCACCAGAAGAAAGAAATTTCTTACTAGAAGAGAAGTATGGTGTAGATGAAGAAGTTGATGATGAACGATCATCTAGATTGAAAAAAATAGCCCTCAAAGAGCAAGTTGCCGAGGCTAGGGCCCACTTAGACGGGCAAAAGTCTAAATATTATGAAGATATTAAAGCAGGTAGTAAGCTTACTGAAGATCAACAGAAAGCTATAGACTTCTTTAATAGATACAATAAGGAATCTGAGCAGAGACAGAAAGTTTCTAAAGCTAGTCAAATGAAGTTTAGACAGAAAACTGATAACGTTTTTAATGATAAATTCAAAGGTTTTGAATATAACGTTGGAGACAAGAAATATCGGTTTAATGTTAAAGACACTGATAAAGTAAAAACTAATCAAAGTGATATTAATAATTTTGTCAACAAGTTTGTTGGAGAAGATAAATCAACTATTGAGGACGCTAAAGGTTATCATAAGTCTTTATTCACTGCTATGAATGCTGATGCTGTTGCTAGTCATTTTTATGAACAAGGAAAAGCTGATGCAACAAAAGCTAGAGTAGCTAAAGATAAAAACATTAATCTTGAACCTAGACAAACTCACGGTGAAACTGAGGTTGGAGGTATGAAGTTTAAAGTTTTAGGTGAATCTGCAAATACAATAAAAAACAGATCCTTTAAAATTAACAAGAAAAATTAACTTTAAAATTTATAGATTATGGCACTTACACCAGGGGGTAACTTAAATATGACCCCAAGTCCTAGTCAAGTAGCGCTTGCAACAAATTACATCGACTTTACAGGAGGTGCGGATGCAACAGGCATAAACGACTGGAGACAACAATATTTACCAGATCTTATGGCGAGAGAAGCGGAAGTGTTCGGTAACAGAACGGTTTCAGGTTTCTTATCACAAGTAGGAGCTGAAGAGGCAATGCAATCAGATAGAGTTGTATGGTCTGAACAAGGAAGATTACACTTAGCATACATTGGAGATATACCTGATGTTACCAACTCAACTGTTGTTATAGACGGTTACGCTGGTTCAGGAGCAACATATACTCACCACGGTTTAAGAGCAGGTGATACTGTTCTAGTAGCAAATGCTACTACAACTGTAGTTTGTAGAGTTTCTGCTGCATCACCAGGTACAAACGCAAACGTTGTTTGTGAACCATACGGTGGAGCTGAATTAGGTAACGTAGGTTTCACTAATAGTGATGCTGTTACAGTACTTAAAATAGGTTCTGAATTTGCTAAAGGTTCTGATACTCCTTATACTGAATCTAACGAAGCTAAGTTTTTATCTTACAGTAACAAGCCAGTTATTATGAGAGACATGTTCCACGTATCTGGATCTGACGTTTCTCAAGTAGGTTGGGTTGAAGTTTCTGGAGAAGATGGAACTAGCGGGTACATGTGGTATCTAAAGTCTGAAGGTGAAACTCGAATGAGATTTACTGACAACTTAGAAATGATGATGTTAGAAGGAATTATGGCGTCTGGAGCAAACACGGTAGACACAGACATGGGTCTTGCTGATGGTTCGGCTGCTGGTACTCAAGGTTTATTTGATGCTATCAAAGATAGAGGAAATCAAACTTCAGGTATTACAGGCGTTAATGCTGCAACAGATTTAGCTGAATTTGATGTTATTCTTGCTGAGTTCGACTCTCAAGGAGCTATTGAAGAAAATATGATGTTTGTAAATAGAGCAACTGCTCTAGCAATGGACGACATGTTAGCTTCAATGAATTCTTATGGAGCTGGAGGTACTTCTTATGGAGTATTTGACAATTCAGAGGATATGGCGTTAAACTTAGGTTTCTCAGGATTTAGAAGAGGTTCTTATGACTTCTATAAATCTGATTGGAAATACTTAAATGATGCTGGTACAAGAGGAGCAATAAACTCTAGAGACACTGCTAGTGCGATTAGAGGATGTATTGTTCCTGCTGGAGTTTCTTCAGTATACGACCAACAATTAGGTAAGAACATGAAGAGACCATTCTTACACGTTAGATATAGAGCTTCTGCAACTGATGATCGAAGATTTAAAACTTGGGTTACTGGTTCTGTTGGAGCAGCTACATCTGAGTTGGATGCAATGCGAGTTAATTATTTATCTGAAAGATGTATGATTACTCAAGGAGCAAACAACTTTATGTTGATGACATAAGACACTATTTACTTATAAGGGCGGTCTAGTATCGCCCTTATATTTTTTTTAATTTTTATTATATTATATTATGGCAAAGAAAAAAGAAACAAAAATTGAGGTGGAAGAACCTCAAGTAGAAACGGTTACTATGGAAGAACCTGTAGTTATGGAAAAACCGAAGGTCGAAACTCCTAAGATAAAGAAGGAGATAAAACCTGAACCAAAAAAAGATAAATGGGAAGTAAAAGATAGAGTATATCTATTGAGAGGCGATAAAAAACCATTATCATATGCTATGAAGTCAGCTAATATATATTGGTTTGATGAAGAAAAGGGATACGAAAGAGAATTGAAATACTGTGAAAACCAAAGAACAGCTTTTGTTGACGAAATGAAAGGCGATCAGAGATTAGCTCACATTATATTTAGAAATGGATCGTTGTTAGTTCGTAAAGAAAAGACAGTTTTACAAAAGCTACTATCTTTATATCACCCTCATAGAGATCAAATATTTTACGAGTGGAAACCGCAAGAGAATGCTATTGGCGAAGTTGACTTCTTAGAAATGGAAATAGAAGCTTTAAATGCTGCTCGAGAATTAGATGTAGATACAGCTGAAGCTGTTATGAGAGTGGAGATTGGTTCTAAAGTATCAGAGATGAGTTCTAAGGAACTTAAAAGAGATTTATTATTATTCGCTAAAAGAAATCCTAGACTGTTCTTAGATTTAGTTAGTGATGATAATGTAATGCTTAGAAACTTTGGTATTAGAGCTACTGAAATGGGGATACTTAAGTTATCTCAAGATCAAAGATATTTTATGTGGGGTTCTAACGATAGAAAACTAATGACTATCCCATTTGATGAACACCCATATTCAGCACTAGCTCATTGGTTTAAAACCGATGAAGGTATGGAAGTGTACACAAGTATAGAGAAAAGATTAAATTAATATCTTTTATCTAATATTAATAGCCACCTCAACAGGGTGGCTATTTTTATTTAGGGGCTAACCTTCCACTTTATTATGTAACTATATAATAGTAAAATATATTATATTATGAATAAATCAAAAGGACTAGGGGATACAGTGGAGAAAATTACTACAGCCACTGGCATAAAACAATTAACGGAATACACTTTTCAAAAGGTAACAGGCAAGAAAGATGGATGTGGTTGCAATAAGCGTAAAGCTTGGTTAAATCAAATGTTTCCGTATAAAAAATATTAAACATGGTAAATGTAGATAATGTATATCAAAAAGTTTTAGCTTTAGCTAATAAAGAACAGAGAGGTTATATAACACCTCAAGAGTTTAACCTGTTAGCAGATAAAGCACAATTGGAAATAATCAATGATTACTTTCATAAAATAAAAATGGGGCATGCTAAACCCAAAAATCAAACAGAAAGTTCTGATGAAATAGAAATGGTTAGAGAAAAGATGAACTTTTTAAGAAATTATAAGACTAGGCAGGTGGTTCTGCAAAGTGATAATTTAAGGTGGAGATGCAACTTAGACCAAGCGGATATATATATGATAGCTAACATAAGAACTGGTCATAGAGATGGTGCACCAGGTATATTAATAACTGAAGTAGATAATGATGAGATGATGTTAATGCTAAATAACCCACTATTGTATCCATCTCCAACTAGACCGGTTTATGTTAGACAGTCTAATTGGTTTAACACAGAATTAACTAACACTGGTCACCATGTTGATTTAGACATATTTCCTGCTAACATTGATTTTGGTTGCATTTTAAGTGGGGACGGTGATGATCTAACAACCACGTGTAATATAACTATAGAGTATTGGAAAAGACCAGACGCTCCAAATTGGGGCTACGTTGTGGTTAACGAAAAAACATTATATAATTTTGCTACTAGTAAAAATTTTATGCTGCACCCAACTGAAGAAGAACCTTTAGTAATGAGAATATTACAACTAGCTGGTATAACAATCGAGAAACCACAGTTACAACAATCAGTTATGGTAGATCAACAATCTACTAAACAAAATCAAAATAGTTAATTATGGGATTATTAGATAACGTAAATCTTGGACAATATTATCACCAATCTGGTAACTCATCTTTACAACCTGGTGATTATCAGTTTGTAACTTTAGATAATATTATAAATGCCTTCATGTATATGTATGTTGGTGAGGACAAGATAATAACAAAACTCAGTAGAACAGACGCACAGTTTTGTGGTATGAGAGCTATTCAAGAATTCTCATACGACATATTCCGATCCGTAAAATCTCAAGAAATAGAAGTTCCAAATACGCTAAGAATGACACTACCTCATGATTATGTTAATTATATCAAGGTCGTTAGAGTTGATTCTAATGGTATAGAAAGAGTATTATATCCAACAGATAAAACATCAAATCCTTTTGCTATAGAGCAACATGAAAACGGGAGTTATGTTATGAGTGCTTCTTCGGGACAATTCTCATACGCTGAAATGGGTGGTGATATAAGTGGTGACAACTTACAACTAGATGAACAGGGGACTAGTCAGAATTGGTTACAAATGGAAGATGCTAACGTTTTTTCTCCTTTTGCTAGTAATACAGTTCAAAATTACAATTCTCAAGCGGTAAATAATTCAAACTCAGATGATACTACTGATATAGAAATTGATAACTACGGTAGAAGATACGGATTAGATCCGCAGTACGCTCAATCAAATGGTACATTTTTTATAGATAATAGAACGGGTTTTATAAACTTTGGTTCATCTCTAGCTGGAGAAACAATAATACTAAAATATGTTAGTGACGGTTTAGGTACTGATGGGGAAATGGTAGTACATAAGTTCTGTGAGGAAGCTGTTTACAAATGGATGGCTTACTGTATATTATCTACAAGGTCAAACATACCACCATTCATAATACAAAGATTTAAAAAAGAAAAATTTGCAGAAGGTAGAAAAGCGAAGATAAGATTATCAAATATTAAGATAGAAGAATTTACTCAAATACTTAAAGGTTTAAGTAAGCCAATAAAATAATATTATGCCAGAAATTAAACACTCATTCACCGGCGGTAAAATGAATAAAGATCTCGACGAGAGACTACTTAAAAACGGTGAGTATAGACATGCTACAAATATACAGGTAAGAACTACAGATTCACAAGATGCTGCTGGCGTGGGTAACGCTGGTACTATTCAAAACCTACAGGGTAATGAGATAATGGGCTCTTCTTATGAAGAAAACTGGATGTCAGCAAATTTTACTATGACCTCAGATTTAAGTGGACAGGTTGTAGTTAATGGTTGGGGTCCAAACAAGTTGCCAAAATGTATTGCTTCAATTAGTGATGAGAAAAAAGATAGAGGGTATTTTTTTTATGCTTCATTCCCATACTTAGGACCATCGATTGTTACTGATGGCGATTTCCCGTTTGGAGACGAAACTACTAGACATTATGTTGATAGTATATGGGAACAAAGTGTTGATGGCACAAAAACACCCGTTTTAATAGACAACTACACAACCGTCTGCACGTTCTTTAGTATAGTTCAATCATACAGTGAATCTACTAATCCTTATTTAGCTGATGGTTGGTCCGAGTTGTACATGACAAACACTGACAACTTGAGAGCTGGAATGAAAGTTACAATTCTAGCTGGTAATGGCGATGATGTTGTTAATAATGATTTAGTTATAAAAGCGGTGGATCACAATAGTAATACTATCTTATTTCATGAAGCTGTGTATGTAACTCTAGATCCATCTATATCTCAATTTATAGTATTTGAATCACCTAGAGTTTTAAACTTTACACCTGGTAGTAAAGCTGGTGAAAGAAATATAATTACAGGTGTAAACGTTATTGATGATTTTTTAATGTGGACAGATAACTCATCTGAGCCAAAAAAAATACACATACCTAGATGTAAAGCTGGGACCAACTTAAATAACACTTTAAACGACGGAAAAACACAAACTAAATTATATTTAAATGATCCAGATAACGAGGGTATATATGTAGACGCAAATACACTAAGTAGTCCCGTTGGAGTAAATGGCAATGATAATGGTGGTGGATGGGATACTAATATAAAAGAAGAACATATAACCGTTATACGTAAATCACCTAGATCAGCTCCAACATTAATAATGAAAGACGTTGAGAGAGCATCTTCACCGGTGCAATTTTCAGGTACTTTTGTTAGTGGAGATGAGGCTGGCGTTAAGATTGGTGAAATTAAAAGATTTAGTAGTAACAACTTCTTAGACACAGCCTATAGACCTAATGATATATTAGCCTTCACATTTACAGGTATGGGTGCGTCAGGTGGTGTTATAAAAGTTAAATTTATATGCTACGAAGATGGTGGTGGTAATGAGGTTTCAGAAACAACTGAAAACATAAGAGTTAGTTTAGTTAGAATATTCCCCGAAGTAACAGCAACTTATCAATCGTGGGAGATAACTCTAGATAAAAAGAAACCATTATTTGAATTAAAACTAGGTAGATTTGGTTATAGATATAAATATGAAGACGGAGAATATTCCTCTTTCTCACCCTGGTCTGAATTAGCTTTTCTTCCTAGTGATTTCGATTACGTTATAAGCAAAGCTTATAATTTAGGTATGACAAACACCGTTAGAGAGTTGGTAATAAAAGATTTCATACCATATAACATTCCTTTGGATGTAGCTAGCGTAGATATACTTTATAAAACAACTAGCTCTGCTAATGTTTATATATTAGAAACAATTGATAAAGTTAAAAGTCCAGAGTGGGAGTTATACACGCCAACTGGCACTGATGATTATGAGATAAAAACTGGAGAACTAGTTGTGACATCAGAGATGATTCACAGGGTTTTACCTTCTACACAAACTCTCAGAAGTTGGGATAATGTACCACGATTTGCAAAATCTCAAGAAATAATAGGTAATAGATTACTTTTCGGTAATTACATACAGGGGTTCGATATTAATAACACCGTAAATTTAACACAAAACATTATAAGCTCTGACATAGAGGTAACAGAAATAAATCAACCGCCTCACAAGTCTATTAAATCTATTCGAGATTATAAAGTTGGTATGGTGTTTGGTGATAAATACGGTAGAGAAACGCCTGTTATTACTGGTACATATGCTTTTACTACTACAGCAGCGGATTTTGATGGAGATGGAATTGATGATGACGTTGAAGTATCAACAACTGGTGATATAACAGTTGAGAAAACGTTATGCGCTAATCAAAATAGCATAGTTGTAAAACAAGACTGGAGTAATAATCCAGACTCTTGGATAGACTATGTTAAGTATTATGTGAAGGAAACGTCTAATGAGTATTATAATCTAATAATGGATAGATGGTATGATTCTGGAGATGGGACGGTTTGGTTATCATTCAACTCTGCTGACAGAAACAAAGTGGATTTAGAAACTTACTTGCTATTAAAAAATAAACACGGAAGTCAAGAACCTGTCTTAGAGAAAGCTAGATATAAAATTATAGCTATAGAAAATGAAGCACCAGATTACATAAAAGAAACAAGGCATATACTTGGGGAAGTTGGTGCGGTTACACAAGCTGATGCTGGACCTGGTGTCGGTGGCTTGGATGAATCAATTACTTCTACTGTTGGAGTGTGGTTAACTGGACAAGGCGCTAATACCGCTCCACCAGATGGGTGGATTAATTCTACAACATGTATCATATCAGCTGGTCACTGGATGGATGCTTTTGGTACTGAATCAATTACAAGTAGTGGCACTACCTATTCGTCAGGTTTTGACCAAGTTGGAGGTGTTAAAAAGGTTTATATTAGGATTGTTGGTAAGTCTTGGAAGCAAGATGAAGATGGTGTTATGTATAATGCTTTTCAAAGAAATTCACAGTGGAGATTACTAACAAATCACAGAGCTATCAATAATGGCCAATCCGTTAGAATAACTTGGGCTGAAAAATGGTTCATGGATGCTGATATGTATAGTTACTGGGGAACATCAGGAGATGGTGAGGCTACAGATATAAATGGTTATCCACTAAACGCAGCGGATCTTGTTTATTCTATAGAATTCATGGAAGTTGAAATAGAGAACAAACCTGAGTTCGATGGTAAGTTTTTTGTAAAAATAGATCAAGACGAAGTTTTGAGAACGGGTGTTATGTCTTTTGGTTTAAATAACCAATGGTTACCACAAGGAACTTATAGTTTAGCTTATATATCTAGTACTGTAAATAATGAGGCTACTGTTGGCCCATACTCTGGCGTACCAGCTTTATTTGGCGAATCCGCTAATGATACAACAAATGCTTATGATGACGGTGATTCTTATAGCTGGTTTCAATATAAATTTCCAAACGTAACAATGTCTAGGAACCTTAGTTCCGGAGATTGGGAAAGTGATGGTGATGCTTCACTATTTGAAAATAGAGTCTTAAGTTGGTGCGGTGTTCAATCTGGAGGTAGAAGTTGGGGCCCATGGAGTGGATCTGTTTTTACAGCTGATGATATTGTTTCTCCAGATGTAAGTGTTTTAGGAGCATGGCTATGGGATTACGCGCGTAATGGTAAGCATTTTAAAGGTTGGGGAGCAGGAGATCAAACTTTCTCTGCTGACTATAGAGGATTTGAAGCATGTACTTGTATTGGCTCCTCTGCTAACGGTGGTACACCAGAGGAAACATGGTATCACCCTAGTCACTTTCCTTGTGGTGAAGGTTATACTGTTAGTGGTGATGGATATACATATGGTTGTGGTGGTTTTATGGAAGAAATATCAAAGTTAAGGCAAGATGATTCTAGTGAAGAGTTTAACACAGCTGCTAACTATGGCGCTTTTGCGTCTTGCACACATCACGCTAATAACATGACTAAGAATTTTTGGGGAACGTATAAATTTAATAACGGTCCTACTAGAATAAAGCTCTGGAATGGAGACAATGCACCAATAATGCCAACGGGATTTGGTTTATCAGGTGAGCAAGAAGGTGGTGGTGGTTTAGCTTTTATTGATGGCTCTAGAGCTAGGTATATGAAATTCCCTTCTTTCACCGATTCAGATTATCCTCATTTTCATAAACCCACATCAATGAGCGTTGGAAACGCTGGTGTGGTTGATGGTGTGCAGACGTATGGTGAAATGACTATATCTAGACTATCTGAAGGTAGTGACGACGCTATACAATTATATAGCTTACTAACAACGGTTGATAAAACTTTTAGATGGGGTGCTCAAGACACTATATACCAAATTACTGATGTCGAGTTTGCTTTCGGAATTAATGGGGGAGAAGCAACAAACTACTCAACATCTTTAACTGGGAACGTGACAGCTGATGTTGATTTTGCTAGTTGGATTGGGGAGGTTGATATGGAAGGCGAAGATATACTTTTAGAACAATGTAAGCCTTGTGACGAAGGTGGATACACTGGAAATAACCCAAATCCACACCCCCATTCGGTTCTTCAGGAAATATACCCTGATTACCCTGAGATTTCACAGTATACCTCTGGTAGTGATACTTATGAGAATAGCAATCTATTTAACGTTGGTGAGTGTTTTAGAAAAACAGCTAGAGTAAAATTCAGAAAATTAAATTCAGTATCTGGATTACCTGTGATAGCTGATGATGGAACTAGTGATGTTGGTCTAGATTTATCAACATGGGATCCTCGTGGACAAATGCACCATGACGGTAGAGACTCTGTAGCGATAACTGAGGTTAAGGGTATGGCTATAATATACAATGATGATAGTAATAGAAATGAATTAGGAGCATGCTGGGAGACTGAACCAAAAGAAGATGCTGATTTAGATATATATTATGAAGCTTCTAACGCCATACCTCTTGTATTAAATGAAAATAATGTTTTTGATTTTGCCCCAATAAATTCAAAGATTCAATCTTTTAGAGAAACAGACGAAGGTATAGTAGAGGTGGAGGTATATCAAGGAGGTGGCGGAGGAGCTTACGATAATATAAGAGTTGCTAATATCCACATGTCAACAGAATCTGAAGAGGCTATAGTTTGTGTTATTAGAGACGCAATGTATGGAAACCCTGGTATCGGTGTATTACACACTTATGACATAAATAATCTAGTTACACCACATCTAAATATTGGTGATTGGATGGTTATAACACATCCCAACGGTACGGTAACTAGGGCTAAAGTAACTAACTTTTGGGAGTTGATAGATGATTCCCCTAATTCAACTATATTTGAAAATATAGAAAACCCAGGTGAAATTGACCCTTTAAACGGTATACAGTTATTATCTGGACCAAAAGCATTCAGAACAACAACTACTCCAACCGGGTACTATGGTATAAGTATTAATGTTGCCGAAAATGAAGTTCAATTGCCTTGGTTCAATTGCTATTCTTTCGGTAACGGCGTGGAGTCAGATAGAATAAGAGATGACTACAATGCTCCACAAATTGATAATGGTGTTAGAGTTTCTACTACGTTCTCCGGGTATGGTGAAGAAAAGATAGGTAGTGGAATGATATATTCTGGTATATATAATTCAACTTCACAAGTTAATGATCTGAATGAATTTAACATGTCTCAGAAAATAACAAAGGAATTAAATCCTTCTTATGGTAGTATACAGCGTTTAAAAGCTAGGGACACGGATATGGTTGTATTTACTGAGGATAAAGTTTTAAGGTTACTAGCAAATAAAGATGCTGTATTCAATGCTGACGGAAATCCACAGTTAACAGCAACCGATAGAGTGTTAGGAACACCTATACCCTATGCTGGTGACTACGGTATATCAAAAAATCCAGAATCTTTAGCTTGGGATCAATACAGAATGTATTTTACAGATAAGCAAAGAGGAGCTGCTTTAAGATTATCTAGAGATGGTTTAACACCAATATCTGACGTTGGTATGAGATCTTGGTTTAGAAATAATATACATGGATCAGATTATTTAATAGGATCATTTGATGTAGTTCAAGGAGAATATAATTTACATTTAGAAACAAACAATCCTAATAATAGTAGTAGTACAATATCATTTAACGAGGCTTCAAAAGGTTGGGTTAGTTTTAAATCGTTTAAACCAGATCAAGGCTTATCAATATCAGGTAAATATATAACAGCTAAAAATAATAGTACCTGGCTGCATTACTCAGATAATGTAACTAGAAATAATTTTTATGGAATGGGTTCAAGTAATTCTATTCTAAAATTTATATTCAACGAACAAAATGATGTAGTGAAGTCGTTTAAAGCTATAAACTACACGGGATCCCAAGCTAGAATAAATCAATTTATTGGAGCAAATGTAATATCTTACACGGGAGAGGTTGGAACAACAGGCGATGGGCCAGTTGATTTCACTACTATAATTAACAGCTTAACGACTATGGTTAGTGTAACCGATGGTCAACATGATAATCTAGTTAGTAGACGAGGTTGGTATGTTAGTCATATTGAAACTGATTTAGAGAAAGGTAATGTTGTTGATTTTAAAAATAAAGAAGGCAAATGGTTTCAGGGTATTTCAGGTAAACAAATAAGCTGGGATCACGGAACGCATTTAGATATACAAACAGATCAATTTAGCGTACAGGGTATAGGAGTAGTTGGAAATGTAACCTATATACCTGATGATGATATTGACGGCAATGAAGACGACTGCGTGCCACCATGTCCAATTGGGTACACGTGCATACAAGGTGAGTGTGTAGAAACATATCAAGAGATATTAGGATGTATGGATCCTTTAGCATCTAACTACTGTGGGCCAGGTAACAATAATGGTATAGAACCTGAGTGTAACTCGCCAAATAATTCAACTTGTGTATACAACGTGGTAGGTTGCATGGATCCTATGGCACCTAATTATAATTCATTTGCTGAATCAACGGTTGACAACTCTACTGGAGCAGTTGGTGATTTTGACTGGACGTACTACACTAATGGTTATCCAACTTGTTGGCCATTCTGTACAGATTGCTCAACATATCAATATGGTTGCAACCTAACAGTAATGAACGGTTTAACAACATTAAACTATAGTGCTGGTAATACAACTGATGGTTATTGTCAATGGGAAGGGGTTGTTGTTCCTTGTCCACCGTCTCAAGACTTAGATAGTTCTTCTCCTACTTACAATGGAGATATTTGGGATAATGAAGACGATATGGGTAAAATAGATTTATATGTTGTTGAACCTGGTTACTCGTGCGTTATACAAAACTGCCCAGATCCAGATCAAATATGGACACCTGGGTGTACTGATAGTGAAGAAGAGTGTTGTACTGATTGTGTTTACGGTTGTACAGATTCTGCTTATGACAATTACAATCCTGCTGCTACTTGCGATGATGACTCATGTTATTCTGATAATTATGTTGTTGGTTGTATGGATACTGCGGCGTGCAATTATGATGAAAACGCTACACAACAAGATTTAAGTTCTTGTGATTACAACTGTGTTGGCTGCTTGGATCCACTAGCATACAATTATAACGGTCCACCAAATGGAAACTCAACTATAGCTTGTGACAATTGTTGTTGTTACTCTGGTCAGGAAGATTGTTCAATACCAGGTTGTTTAGACCCTGCGTATCAAGAGTTTTGTGGAGATGATCCTGGTAATGCAAATCCTCAATGGCAGGTCCTTGGGATGGAAAGTTATTGTGAAATTCCTTGTTGGGCAGGTGGTCCTTGTGGAGAATACACTAACGACCTAGGGGAGTATGCTCAACTAGGTGATTGTCAAAACTTAATTACAGTTGGTGTACCAGGTTGCATGGATGATGGTAGTGGTTGGATTGAGTTCCCTTACACTGTTGAAGTTAATAATTACAATATGGCTGCCACAACTGATGATGGTAGTTGCACGTATACTATATATGCTTGTTTGGATGAAAATGACTACAACTACCCTAGCGAAAACTGGGTTGGGTGGGAGCCTTGGTTTACTGCTATAAATGATATTAATCTATGTGTTAATCCTATTGTTTCTGGGTGTATGGATCCAGACGCAGCAAACTACAATTCGGAAGCAACAGAAAATGATGGGTCATGTAGACCTGAAATACGTGGTTGTACAGATCCAACAGCTATAAACTACTCAGTTTATCACACAATTGATGAGGCTGGTTCTAACAACTGGACATTACTAGATCCAACTATATATGATGGAAATAATTATGCGATGAATTCATGGGAGTATTCAGGCGAGTGTATGTATTGGGTTTGTGGTTGTTTAGATCAATATGCTTCTAATTACGACGTTAATGCAAATACGCAAATACAAATGTCTAAGCATATTCAAGGTGTATATTGGTGGCAAAGTCCAGAAACAGTAGATCCACAGAATTACCTATTAGCTGATTTTACAGACAATGACCCAGACAGTTTGTTTTATGGTACAGCTGCAAATGAAAATTTAAGCCTATACTGGCCAAATACAGAATCTGCTGGAAGACCTGCGCCTGGAGCTGCTATAGAAGGGGAATATATCACAGGTAATATGACAGCGGGTTGGTTCCCAAGTGGTATGGAATTTGCACCTAATATTACAACGTTCTTACCATGTGATGGTTTTACTGGTTGTGAATATGACACTTATGCTCCACAAACTATGGTCGTACAAAACTACCCTCATGAGTCGGAATCTATAGATAGCACACAAAATTACACTGGTGAGGGTGATGAATACGGTGGATAATATATAAATAAAAAATGGGAAATTTAAAAGGATTAAAAATAACAAATTTTACTAGGCTAGATTACAATAAGTTTTCTCAAACAGGTGAGTTTGTACCTGGTGGAGGTACAGCGTTAAGTGTGTTTAGAGCTGTTAGATTGAGAGTGGAAGTTCAACCCGCTGAAAACCTAGCAATTGACGACGTGTGGTTTAACACAGAAGACTGCGAAGAAGGTGACTATGGCTGCTATGATGTGTACGAAGCGGAGAATGAAACTGGAGTTGGTTATTACTCTATTTGTCATAATGACCTAACAATAAGTGGTTATCAAGGTTTACTAGGGTATACATGGTGGTTGACAGAAACACAAACAGCGGATACAGATTTTGGTAGTGGTCCACATGACCGTGCTCACTATAACAACCCGCTGTACAAAACAGAATACCACCCAGTAAGCCCTCCAGCTCAGTTAGATGAGACAGATTTTGATATTGCTAAAGCATACGGTCACGAAATAAATAATCTACCAATTATGCCTTACGCTTTACCTGGTGGTTGGATGATGACTAGTGCTGGGTACGATGATGAGTTTGAAGCGTGGGACGGTCAGCCAGCTGGGGCCGCAAATAGACATTATAGAATATTTAGTCAAGGTAATACCTTGGATTATGGTCATCAAGATGTAGCGGCGTGGCTCGCGGTAACAGGAAATTATCCAAATGATTTAACAACTTCAAACGCAACAATAGAACAGTTGTCAAATTCGAATTACATGGATGTTGATGGTGGTCCACAGGGTATATGGACAGATGCTTTATCTGACCCACAGTTGTCATATGTAGATCCGTTATTAACGGCAGAAAAGATGTGGAACAAACATGTTTCGCATGTTGTTATGTTTGATACATTGGGTACGGATGATTTTGGTAAAGGTCTACCAGGCAATGCTGTTGATGTATTTGTTGTTTTTAAAAACCCACTAATTACTGGTGATTGGGATTTTAATCCATCTCTTTCTGACTACAACCCACCATTTTCTGATCCCACTGTTACTGGTATTATTTTTAATAAAATTATAGCTAGTGGGGCTGATCAAGATTGGAGTAATACGCCTTACGATGGTGGTCCTCTTAATTTTGATCCTAATGTTTTAATAAGTGTTGATATTGATGGAGCGCCTCAATGGTCATACAAATTAGGTCATGAACCAAATTGGGATCCTCAAGGTATGCCAGCACCACCAGTTAATGATACTTCAATAGAAATAACAACGGAAAACAATGAAATTATAAGTAGAGGGGTTAATGTGGGTATTGTACCTAGACCTGGTTTTAATAAAATAGAAAAAATACCAACTATAAAAGATATAGCTGACGGTAGGTATGGAGATGACATTATTATAAGTAAAATAGCCGGTAAAACCGTAGAGGGTAAATGGACTAGATTTGGTATATTAAAAGTTAGTGTTGAGGTAACAGAAGATAGTGATGGTAAAGATGTTGTATCAAAATACATATCTAAGGTGCCTACACTAAAAACCAAAAACAACGATAACATAAAACTAGAGGTTGGGAAGAAAGAAAAGATAAATGGTAAAATTTGGTGTTACTACATGAACGTGTTGTGCAAAAGTACATCAAGTTTAAAAAAAATAAAAGCAGAGGTAGTAGTAGAAACCAGAGATTACCCAACAACAAGAACAAGAGATTTAGAGATACACAGTATTAGAACTACTTCAAACACAACATTAGATCACACAGGTGGATTTGTTGATATTGTAATAAAAGGTGTTCCAGGTTCTGATTTTGGTTTCGTTTTTAATGAAAGTTCCTATGCTGACGACCAATGGTCGTTTGGAGTTAGTGAATCTAGTGGTAATCCAAATCATTTTAAACAATCTATATATCACACTGATGATGTATCTATATTGCCAAATACCGGTAAGACAACAACTTTTTATGGTAAAGACATAACTGTTATTACTGGTCAAATTGGAGGAAGTGGGACATATACTCACAGGCAACTAATACCAGAGATAACTACATTTAGAACAAAAGTCAATGAACACAGTGGAATAGACAGAAGAGATATTGTTTTAGATAATATAACTACAGATGTTAAAGTAGGTGACTATGTATTTAATTACACCAAAAAGCAACCTATTGGTAGAGTTAGAGAATTTAACAATACAACACTAACAGGAACAGATCCTTTTAAAGCTAGTGATGTCACGGACAACACGCCTTTAAGATTTGATAGAGCTAGAGTTTATACCACTCACTTAATAGAAGATTTATGCTCTAAGATTAGTAGGTACGCAAGGGGTGATGATGATCTTGGTGAGCCAATGAGGGTTGTTTTTTATCAAGCTCAAAAACGAATAATAACACTAGCGCATACAATAGCTGGTTCTAATTATAAGGTATTAAATTATAACACTGAAGCCACTGGATTGGGCCATGGGGACGAACATTATACTTATATAGATAATATACGTAGTAGATCTTACAAGGTTGAATTAGAATTAGAACTACAAAATGGTTCACATAGATGGGCAACATTTTTACCAGCGGCTCAAATAGATTATTATAGTTTCTTTTCTAACATGGACTCAAGGCAAACTGGAGGGTATGGAGTGCAAATACTAAGTATGAGTTCATCAGCACTAAACGCTAGCAATGCTAAAGTTAAACTTACTTATGAACTTTTAATAACTAGTGTTCCAAAAAAATCTGACGTACTACCTACTGGTATGCGAGAATTTACACTGACATGTAATTTAGATAATGTTTATACAATAACAACTTAATATGGTAATTTTAGAATTTAATAATGGAAGTCCAAATGAATCTTTGGACATAAACGATTTAGCTTACTATGTAACAAACGTTACATCACAGTGGAATAATACTATGGATACTGGTGATGATTTAAACACCGGTATATCTACTTATGTTTTTATAGGTAATGTGTCTAGTATACTAACAGATGTTCCGAATAATCCTAATGGTTTTATAGTAACAGTTGAGGAGCCTCAAGCTACCCTTATAACACCACCAGCATCTGGTGACTTTATATTCTTTGCTAAAAACAATATGGCGGAGGTGTCATCACTTAAAGGATACTATGGTGAATTAACAATTGAGAATAACTCTAGACAAAAGGCAGAATTATTTTCTATAGCAGCAGAGATAACTGAATCTAGTAAATAATAAGCAATAAATGTAACTATAATACTATGAAAGAAAAGAAAAATAGTCCTTTTAAGTTTCTGCCAATAGCTATGGCAGCGGTATCTATCGGCTCGAGCATATTCGGGGCGGTTAGCGCTAATAGAAAACAAAAGGAAGCTGAAAAGAAAGAGAAGGAAGCTAGAGAGAGAATGGAAGCTCAAAAGGAGATTTATAAAAATCTTGACACAAGTAATCCATTTGCAAATCTACAGAATCGATTTGTTGATATGGAAAATACAATGGAAGATCTAACGGTTAATCAACAGCAAGCTCAATTTGAAAGAGATTCGTTTCAACAAACCCAAGCTAATATAATGGGTAATTTTAGAGAGGCTGCAGGTGGTAGTGGTATAGCAGCATTAGCTCAATCACTAGCTCAACAGGGTCAAGTTGCAGCACAGAAACAGTCGGCTAGTATAGGTGCTCAGGAGGCTCAAAACCAAAAACTTGGTGCCCAAGAAGCTAGTAAACTTCAAGAAATGAACTTAAGAGGAGCGTCAAATCTAGATAATCTAATCGCACAAGGAGATAGACAGACTCAAAAAATGGAAATGGGCAAACAAGCTACAATGTTGGGTATGGATCAACAAGAGACGGCGGCGTACATGCAGCAAGCGCAGGCGGCTGAAGAGGCTAAGTGGGGAGCAATATCTGGAGGAGTTAGTAATTTAATGAACATTGGAGTATCACAGCTAGGTGGAACAACTCAATAAATAATATAATATGGCAAGTACACAAGCAGATTCAACATTAACATCAGGAGCCTACGCGGCAGCAGGTGGCAATATAGAAAACTATGGTCTAGCTGCGGCTAAAGGTTTAACTGATATAGCTAAGGATACTACAGATCAATTAACACCTGTTTTAAAAGAACGTAGAGATAGATTTGAAAAGTTTGCTGACCATGAACTAGCTAGACAACCTGGAACTCTGTCTGATGCTGATTATAAGAATTTAGAAAAGGATTTAAATAGAAGGCGTAGGAGATTTGTTTGGTTAGGTAAAAAAGACAGGCAGATGTTAATGAGAGAGCTGGAAGTAGAAGAGCAGGAGCAACTGAAGTTAGACAACGTTAAACAGAATATAGCTAAAAAAACGAAGAAGAACGGTAAGGGAATAAACGATAACTATGTTAATGGAGAAGGAACAGAAGTTATAGATGAACTAGAGAATGGTGTTGAAACAAATGGTGATGGACAGAAGGGTGTTTATGTTAATAAGAAAAAACCATGTGACGGAACATTTGGTGATTGCTTTAAGAAAAACAGAGACATGAATATTGAGCAACATGGAATGGACTTTGACAAATGGACAAACTTTCTTTGGGCTGGAAGTAGAAGTGATAGTGATGACGGCGTTGTAACTGAGTATCACCCATATCAACAAGATGATTTAGATGGTAAAACACACACATCAGCTGCTACTTTAGGTAACAGTCAAGCATATAAAGGTCAGTGGAAATCTTTAGATCAAGTGAATAAAGATATAGATGAGAATAGTTATGACCAAGTATCTAATGATGTTATAACTACAGCTGTGGATAATTCAATGCAGGAATCACAGAGCGTAATGCCTGGTGAAAATGGAGTTTTTAATTATGATTTTGAAGAAAGAAAATATAAAAATATAGTTAACAAAGGTAACGTAGCTTCACTAACAACTCAAGAACATATACCGGGTAGAATATTTAAAGATGATTTAGTTGAAATGCTATCTAATAACACTTATGAAAGTTTAGGTATTAAAAATAGAAAGGTTAAAAGATTTGATCCAACACCTGATACACCTGTTACACCTGAAGACGCTATGGTTATAGCGGATAACTTGCTTAAAAACGAAAGATTAACTAAAAAATATTTAACAACTTATTTCACTAATTACGCGGAGCAAAATTGGATACAGGCTGCAAAAAATAGAAAAGGCAATGACAAACAACCCCCTCAACAAGGTGGTGGTGGTGAGCCAGAAGATGGTGTTATAACAGACCATGATTCAATGTATGACTACAAAGTTGTGGATGGAAAGTGGTATACTAAAAATAAAAATAGTGATGGAAATTGGATTAACATAAATGATGATTCAAAATATGCTGTTTCTATAGAAAAATTAAATGCTAAATATCCTGATGCTGGTGGTACCACCGCCGCAACAAAACCAAGTGCCGTCGATGAAAATGGAGATGGTAAAGATATAGAAGAGTGGATCCCTAGTGTTCAAGAAGGCGGTGTTGACTTAAGTCAACCTTCATCAAGTCCGGGTAAAGATTTTGCTGGGCAAAAAAGCATACTAGCAGGGTTTTAAAATAAATATTAATAACGGGTAACTAACGATACAGTATGGCAAAAATAAAATATATAGTAGACGGTAAACCAATGATGGTTGACCAAACAAATGAAAAAGCTTTTCTCGAAGCAATGAAAGGAAAGAAAGTTGAAAAGACTTCTAAAGAAGAACCTGATAAAGAAACTTCGGGAAATCAAACAGCTCTACTGGGAGATGCGACTGTGGAGCAAACTTCGAATGCATCGAATCAAGAGACGGACCAGTCTCAAAACAATCAACAAGAAAATACGGAATCCAATTCGGAAACTACTTCATCGGAATCTCAAAAAGATAACGACAAAGAAGGTAAACTTCACGGTGAATACTACTATTACCACCACGGCGGTAAGAAACATAAAACACATCGTATGTTTGCTTCTAAATTTGTCGATTCACATCCTGGTGCTATAAGAGTACATGAGAATTATAAAAACAACAATGTTGACACTTACAACTTTGAACTAAAAAATAATCCAGATGGAAGTAAGTTTGAACACATGAGCGTTGATGACATGGCTGATAGCACTGGTGGTAAATGGAGCTTAACAAGGGAAGGTAATTTTGTTGAAGCTATGAATGAACACTATAAAGATCAACCAGTTAAATTCGTTGAAGCTTCAGCTGGTAACGACGCTGTTAGAATATTAATTGGTGATCACGATAGCGAAAGTTATAATAGGTCGGATGTATTTAGCTTGGATGCTCACTGGGGTAACAACTTAGTAAACCCTAAAGCTACAGCTAACAACATGACTAACCTTGGGATACTTACTGTAGCAGATGCTAACAAGGAGGTTATGCAAGATATGATTAATTATATTGATAAGCAAACCAATAAGGATTTCTCTAACAGTGTTGATAAGGAGTTATATAACATTATAGGTAATTCTGCTGAAGTAAACTATGCTTCTACGGCAAAAGGTATGCAACAGTTTTTCGATGTCTTGGATCGCTCACAGGGCATAACCCCTACAGATAGAATTTCATATGACCCACAGGCTAGAGCATTCAAAAGAACTATAGATCCTTCAGGTACAATAATGCTAGGAGGTAGAGAGTGGAGCTATAACCACTTGTGGACACACAGGAAAGATATAGCTAACATCGTTAACAACCAAGGTTATACTGACACAGAAAATCTGGAAAGTGATAGACTGATAAATGAAGGTATAATTAGTTCTTCTGAGCTAAAAGGGTTAAATGAAGAGGAGCAGAAAAAATACAAAAATAAAAAAACATTAGAATATGTTAGAAAAAACAATATTGAATACCATGATGAAGAGTCTAAGGAATTAAAGAAGATACGTTATGAGATAGAAAGATTAAAGAGCGGTAAGACTTTAGTTGAAACACCCGTATACGAGCCAGAGAAAGATGGTGGTGCTTTATTGAGGGTAGATAAAGAAATAGTTGATATAGATAGTGAGGGTGCTAAACAAAAAATAGCAGAATTAGAAGAAAAAAGAAAAGAAATAATAAGGGAAAACAACATTGAACACATGTATGATCCCGATACATTGGAGTTTAAGAAGACTTGGCAGCAGTGGGTTTTAGATCCGGAGACAGCTGGGGAGGATACCCAGTGGATGATGCAGGTAGATAAAGACGGTGTAGCAACTGGTAATAGAAGAAGAGCTGATAAGTCTGATGACGAAGAACATATTGAAGAACTAGCTTCTAATGGTAAGGAGTGGATAGACAACGAACAACTCAAGTCTTATTATAGATTAATATACTGGTCTAAATTAGCTCATGAAAATATAGATGAGGTTGAAAATAATATGAAGTGGTGGCAACACATTGGAGCTGTACTTGATAAAGATAGAGATAGTTTTGACAACGATAGATCTCAACTTGAAAGAGCGTGGGGTGAAAACGGGACAAACAGTATATTTGGCCTAGGTGGGGTTAATCCAGATAACCACTTAACAGCAACTATGTTTTATGATATTACACCTAATCAGCATGCTGAATACATGAAAGATAGAGACGCTCTAACTACGTTACCTGGTGGTTCTAGAATTGCTGAAAACTTTAATAATGCTTTAGTTGAATTTAAAGCGTTATCAAAAGCAGCTGACTTAAACATAAACTCAATGGAGGCTGATATTGAAGATTGGCACCACACAGCTTTAAACGGATTAAGTAGAGCGTTCACGGGTGAAGAAATGATAGGCCCTGAACATAGCAAGAGTGAATTAGCTGACGTAACGGAGAGTATATTTAAATCCGCTGGATATGGTGTAGATATTATACATAACACATCTTGGAACGGTAGAGGTGATAGTGGTATGGCTGGATTAAGAAGAAACGCTAATCTAGCAACTAACACGGTGACATCACTAGCTCCATTGTTAGCTGAAATAGCTGTATTTAAGAAACTAGGCGGATTATCAAAGTTACAAAAAGTAGTTGGTGGTGGTTTAAATAAAACATTATTAAGACCTAGGGTTCAGGCATTCGTGAGAAAAGTTTCTGGTAGAAGCAACAGTGTAATGTATAAAAATCTTGTACAAAAAATAATGATGCCAGCACTGGTTACAACAGGTGAATGGAGTGCTGCTGAGTTTGGTGGTGAGGTTTTATTAGCTGATGGCAGTGGTTTGTATGATGCTCACACTTTTCATGTAGATAAGGAAACTGGAGAGATTAAAACTAATTTTATATTCCCAATGGCTATGGGAGCATCTGGTGGTTTACTTGGTATTGGTAGTAAGTGGGCTCACGAGAAGTTTATGAGACCATTGGTTGAAAAGGGTTGGGTACATGGACCTGTGTTTAATAGAACAATGGACAAGTTGGCTCAAATGACCGGTAAACCTGGTGCGGCACTTAGAACTGGTGCTAAGACCGCTGGTACAGCTTTATCTCAAGGTGGTACAGCAACCTTATTATTAACATCAGCTAGTGCTGTGGAGCAAGTTAGAAACGATCTTAAAAGAGGTTGGATGCCGTGGAAAGATCTTAGCCCAGAAGATCAAGAGCAAAGAAAAGAAGAGTGGTTATCATTTACAAATCTAGATCATTTAGTGGCGACCACAATGGGTATGGCATTTATCGGTATGCCAAAAGTTTTACCAGGTGTTAAGAGTAGATGGAACCATGAAGTTGCTAGAACGAAGTTTGAAGATGTTAACACAAAAGCTGACGCTGAGTTGTTTAATTTTACAGAAAAAGATAGAGCGAAGGATCTATCGTGGGATGGAAAAGAGATTACTAGACGTAGAAAAAATGAAGTTCAAAAAGAAAAAAGAAAGATTGATAAGAATACAAAAGAGTTATCAAAGCTTGAAAAACAAAACAAGAATTTAAAAACAAACAAAAGTAATACCAAAAAACAGAGAGAAAAACTTGCTGATAAGTTAAGCGAAAATTTAACAAAAATAGAAGCTGCTAAAGAAAGTATTAGATTGTCTAAAGAAAAAATACAAAAGTTTAATAATGCCGCTAAGAGATTACGTTTTCGTAATGACGTTATAGCAATGAAAAAGAGCATTAAGAGCTCTGAGAAGTATGCTGAATATTTAAAAGACTCTTATTTAATAGCCTCAGACATGTTATCAGTAGAGAAGACACCTGCACAATTAGATAGAATATCTAAAATGACTAGTGGTGATTTTGAAGGATTTTTATTACAAAAAGGTATAACAGGTACACCAACAGAAGCACACTATGTGTATCTCTATAATACAGTAAAAGACTCTAGAAGAATAAATGAGGGTCTATACAAGCTAGATGGTAAATCATACGATGATTTTATGGCTGATAGATTTAGCTTAGCTCAAAAGGAACTACAGTTAGTGATGTTAAAGGGTAAGTTGAAAGAATCACCAGCTCAAAAATCAATGATCGAACTTGAGATAAAGAAAACAAAAGAGAGAATTGAAGAGTTAACAATAGAAATAGACAAAACACACAAAAAGCATAACGCTAATTTTAAACAAAGACTCAAAGATTATAATAATTATTTAAAAGAAGTAATAGAGGCTGAGGGTAAGGGCTACGAAAACATAGAGTCAACAGATAATTTTAAGGCTCAAGTTGAAAAAGATGGTGGCCAATGGGAGCTTGGTATGAATGCTTATATATCTAGAGATGGAAAAAGGATATTCATAGATGGAGAACAAGCATTAAGTAATAAATCTTTAACCGAGGGATTGCACGAGGTAACTCACATGTTATTATTTAATCACCTTAAGACAACTAACTCTAAAGGAGAGAGAGTTATGTCTAAAGCTGGGATGTCTACTATAGATTACATGATGCAACAATTGCCAGGTGGTAAACAGGGTGAAGCATTTAAAATGATACAGAAGAGAATAGATTTAAACTACAAGTATAACGTCAAGGAAGTGATGCCAGATGGTAAGGTTATATTTGAAATGAAAGATGGTAAGAAGGTTGAAAATAAAAAAGAAACATATTACGAAGAGTATGCCACTATATTAGCACAGTTAATAAAAGAAAAGAAAATAAAACCATCGATACAATTAGGTCAACGTGTGGGTAAAGCTCTATATCCCTTATTAAAAAAGTTTAATCCAGGTATGTATAAATTTGACATAAATCAAGCTGATAGTAAAAAGGCTGGTACAGATATGTTAAAGTTTATTGAGTGGATAGCCACAAAGGGATTAACTGAAAACGTTTTACAACTAGGTAGGGGAAAAGGTTTTACTCCTGGTAAAACAACTAGCACTGGATCTGTAGATTATGCTAGTAGAGTTTCTAGATTAAAAGCGGGATCAGAAGTTATAATACAAAAGAATATTGATACTAATAGTAGATTAATACAGCAAGCTAAAAGCAAACTTGGAAAAAACTGGAAAGAAATATTAACAAGTGAACTGCCAGAAAATAAAGCTAAACAAAAGGAGTTTTTAGACGAAACATCTGGGTTAAGATTTAAGATGGTTGAAGATAATATAAATATAGCTCACTTAATGGCAGATCACCCTAGTTATGGTGGTAAAGGTAGACAAGCCGGAGGTTATACACCACCTGAGGTAAGACAACAATTTTTTGAGAAATTTAAAGGGGAGTTAGAAAACTTAGCTAGGACTTATAATCCAGCCATGGGAGTTCCAATAGGTGCTTACTTAATAGAAACTATAAAGTTTAGATACCCTAAAATAATGGATCAAATAGCTCCACAGGGTAAAACAAAATCATTAACAACAGAGGATGGTAAGCAATATGAAATAGAAGATCTAACTAATTATGATAAATTTGAGTCTCAAGATATATTAAGTATAGAAAGAGAAAAACGTTTAGCAGATAAAAATAAAAAAATTGTTGCAGAAACAATAATGATATCTGAGCTTAGGAATAAGATTGGCATAGAAGATGGAGCTGAAAGAAATAGAGTTATCACTGAAGTAATGAGAGATCTACGGCTACTTAAATTTACTAAAAAAGATAAAAGTGGGAAAACCGTAGAAGTTTCTCCAATGGATTTAACTCAAAAACAGTTTTACAAATTATTAAAAGATAAAGTAGAATTAAGTCACGTTGTTAAGTTAGCTGAATTACTACCAAGAGAAGTTATGGTTGGTGAAGCAATGAAGGATGTTGTATTAAAAAATATACCAATATCTGAACTGAAGGACATGCAGAAGATGTTGCCTCAAGGACAGGTATTTGTTGAAGCATTAAAACATCCAACCAAAACAAAGTGGAGTAGTACGAGAGAGATAGAGGAGTTTATGGGTATACATGGTAAAACGGAATACAATCCTACTGGAGAAAACTTGTTACCAGAAATGAAAAAACTTTGGGATACATTTTCAACGGTATCAGAATCAGATGGTAGAAAACAAATGCCAGAGTTTATTGAGTATGATAAAAAAATAAAAGCTGGGTTCCCAAACGTTTGGCGAAGGAGAGATGTACCTATAAATATATGGAATCAATACGTAAATGCAACTGTCCCTGGTAAAAAACAAAAGTCAACGAAATCTGGATCAAAATGGAATAATTGGGATAATGTTATTAGAAAATTATCAACATCAATGACTACAGATGCTATTCCAGAAATATTAAGAGATAAAGCTTTTGTTAAAGATTTTATAGACTCTAAAGGTTTAACAAACCAAGTTGAGTCTAGAGCTCTAATAGAAAGATTCTTAAACAATATAAACAAAAACCAAGGTCTACAGTTCTCTAAGGATATAATGACAGAGGTTCAAAGAAAAAAATACGAGAAACAAAAAGCCAGTGAAGCACTTACTCAGGCTGGAGCTAAACAACTGAAACGTATGTTGGAGTTGGTTAACAAAATAGCTGAGGTTGGTGTACACAATGTATATGAATTCAAATCAGAGGACGGTAAAGCGATACCTTTGGATAAGGTTGAGTTAAATAAAAAATACAAAGAACTAGTAGAACACTCTGAGTCTAAATTTATATTTGAAGATTTATTTTTAAAAGACAAAATATGGAATCATGAGGGTAATATACAAATAAGAAACCTATTAAAAGGTATTGATGCTGGTCGTAAACGTAGTATTGGTTTTGAGCAGTTTATTATAGATCAATTTAAAAGTTTAAAGAAAATAGATCTAATAATAGAAAAACAAACAGAGATGGGTGATATGGCAGATGTCGCTGCTAAGTTGTTTGGAAAAACATTTAATGTAGAAGTTAAAATGCCAAACGCTAGATTAGGTAGTTTCACTGCTGGGATAGATATAAAAAACGGAAAGGTTTTACCAGTCACAACATTAAACTTCAATAAAGTTAGAGATAAAGCTCAAGTAGAATCTCTATTGAAAGAAACTTTAGAGGGCTGGAAAAATATAAGAAAACATTATATTAAATTATCTAAAACAAAAGGTATATCAACTAGGGATAAAAAACTTTTAGAAAACTTCGATACGCATTCCAATCCTATACCTAGTTGGGCTTATGAATCAGCGTTAAAATCTGGCTTGTACAATAAAGCTAGATCAAAGGGTAACTTTACAGAAAAGTTAATTGAAGATATGTATAGATATAAACTTAACCCATCATCTCACATGCTTTGGTTAGGTAGAGGTCTTTTACATTTGGGTAGAAATAAGATGGGTCTTGAAACTACTAAGCTCACTGGGGAGTTTGCTGGATCTTGGGGTATGAGTAAGAACTCCGTAAAATCCGCGGAAACAAAACACAAGTCTTTTATTACTAAAGAAAATCCATTAGGTAAAATAGATGGTAAA